TACAACATTTAGAGAAGTTGTTAAATTGAATATGCTTAAACCTACAGTAGAAAGTCGTTATAGATTAAAAAAATGGTGCGAATTAGGTACTGGAAAAAATGCAGAATGGGTATATAAAGGTGCTCAAGATGCCACAGAATTTTTTAATAAGAATAGTAATAATTCTGTTGAACTGCATAAATCTTATGAATTAGATTGGTTAAAAGAAAAATTTAAAACTATTTCTTAAAAGTTTTTGCTAATATTGTATTTGTTCGTGATTCCATATCACGTTTTAGTCCAGCAACATCAAATTTCAAATCTACAGTTTTAATTTTAAAGTAATTTGATTCGATTGTTTTTTTAAGAAAACGTGCTATTGTGTCTTGATTTTTGATTTTTAATTCTTTTTTAACATCATAGTGTATTGTGATATTATTTTTAAGAATAATATTACAGTAAATTAGATATCTGACTGGCATATTCTTGAAGTGTAATCCTTCAAGAACTTCGGGCCATTCTTTAACAAAATCTTTTGTTAATTGTTGCCAATTTCTATTTTTTGGCGGTAGTTTTTTTGGCATCTGCTTTTTTAGTTGAAGTCGCTTCAGCCGTGCTTGTCGTTTCGTCTTTTACTGCTAATTCAGATACTTTAACGCCCGTGTCTTTTGCTATTTGGTCGTTTAATTTGTTTAATGCAATTCTACCGTCAGTAGTTGGACCAAAAGTTACTACAATTTCTTTAGTTGCAAACTTTTTAATATAGTTGTCATTATGTAATATTGCCAACATATTAGTTCCATCTGGAAATTGTTGTCTGCCTAGAAATTCTCCTAGTTCTTTTGCGTCTTGTCCTACATCCGACTCTACTGCTTTCATTAGTGCATTGTGATATAGATCAGGTAAAAACTTTGTACCAACTACTAAACAGTTGTTTGGTTCATCTGGTACTGTTCTATAAACAATTACTACCTTTGCCTTACTTTCGTCCGCAAGTTCTCCAATATGTTTGAAGTGTCTTCTTGGACCTGTTTGACCTGCTCCAGCTTGTCCTGATTCAGGACCCATTGCCATTGCTTGGTCATTTACATTTACTAGTGGCATATTTTCTCCTTATATTTCCCCTACACCTTTTGGCGTTATTGGCGCCCCTTGGGTTGTAGGCGTTGCTTCTTTCTTAGGTTCAGGTGGTGCTACCTTGGCTAAGAATGCCTGAAGTTTATTGAATAAAAAACCTACACTTTGCATCTCAGCGGCTTTAAATGCACCTCTTGTAGATGCGATATCAAGTATAGTGGCAAGATTTTTAAGATCGCCAATTGATAAAGCAGTTGGATCCGGTGCAGGTGTTTGTGCAGGTGCTTTTGCATTTGCAGTTGCAGTTGCAGTTGCAGTTGCTTTAACTGGCTTCTTTAAACTTTTCTTCTTTGTTGCCATTTTTAATTTTCTCCTAATCAATTAGTATTTAATATATACGCATATTATACTAATATTAATTATGTAAAGCAACCGTTAGTTTTGGTGTATTTGAGCCATTCCACTCAAAGAGAATAGAACAAGATCTCCAGGGTCTTCAAAACCAAGTACTGTAACTGATTTAGATTTGTCACCACGAAGTGTTACATCTTTGGTAATTGAATATCTACCTGAACAATGTTCGTATATCCATTTTCGCATTTTTTCTATGTCGTTATCGTGTGCTCTTACCACAGTATTAACAAAATGTGGTGGTAATATATCTAATTCTCGTAGGTAAAAGTTTTTTGGATTAATCCTCATATTGCACAGTCATTCCAAATGGTGCTTCTATGCTTCTGTCGTATGTATTATTAATAAGAAATATAGTATCGCAATAGTCACGGTCACCCCAACTATCAAATGGCCAACCATCTGTAAACATTATAAATTTTTTAGGTACAATACCTTCGTTTTTCATATAGTTCCAATTACATTCAAACTCTGTACCACCACCTGAACCTAATTCGTAGTCTAATAATTCGTCTGCATTATCAGGTGTAAACACTTTTGGATTGAATACTTTGGTATCAAATGTCCAAAGATGTATTCTAAAGTCTTTATATTGATCCATTATGTTTTTAACTTCTGTTAAAAATTCTTTACATTGTTGGTTTGATATTGATCCAGAAGCATCAAGAGCCAAACATATATCAATCATTTGATCATTATTTTGTCCTGGTAGTATAGCAGATGTATGCCATGCTTTTCTACTTGGTCTCATCCAAGTATAATCAGACTTAATAGTACTCATAATTTGTTGTTGTATAATTTCTCTCCAATCCATTTTTGGTTCTGTAAGTTCGTTAACCAATCTTTTAATTGCACCAGGTAAGTTACCTGCACCTGTACTTTGTGCGGCACTTATCATAGCTTCTTTTACTTCGTCTCTAATTTTCTTTAATTCGTCTTTTGTATAAACCGGTTGTCCTTTACCATTTTTATCTTTTCCTTTTCCTTTTTCACCTGCACCTTTACCCCAGTCAACGTGTTCGTCTATTAATTGTCCTAATTTTTTTAAAAAATTCTTGCCATTCTTTTTTGCAGTTTTATATAAATCATCATATATTCTTTCTGCGTTCCAGTCTTTGTATTTGTCATCTTGGAAACCTTTGTTCTCACCTTTTTTACCTTTAGGCATATCACCAATTTTTTGTTCCATAAGAATTTGATTAACGGCATAGTCCGCCGCAATATTCCAAAGCATTGGTTGTCTATCACCTATTCTAACTAACATATGTTCAAATACATTATGTAGAACTTCGTGACCAAATAAAAATTCTGCTTCTTTTGGTGTAAGCGAATCTATAAATTTTCTATTATAAAAGAAATGTCTACCATCAGTACCAGCAGTAGGACACCAGTCATCTGCATTAACTAATTTTAATCTAGTTGCAAGGTTGCCAAAAAACGGATGTTTTAAAAGTAAGGCAATCCTTGCGGTAACTAGTTTATCTATAATTTGTTGATCTGATGTGATCATTTAGACTCCATAGCAGTTATGACATACTTGCCAAACTTCTTATGGAACCTATCAAATGATTTTAACTTGCTAGGATCGAACGGAAGTTTGTAGTTTGTTAAAGCAATCTTGGCACCCATAACAACTAACTCTGTTTCAAAGTTATCCATCATGTAGTGAAAAAATCTATCTGCTTGTTCGTTCCAATTTTTTACTTTCTTTTCATGTGCTTGTTGTAATTCATAACACAATGAAACAGTTAAAGAATACATCGCTGATATTTCTTTGCATTTTAAATCTTTAACTTTACCGCTCAATATATCAGAAGGATTAGGAAGTTGGCCGCTCACCTTACGGTGATTCATAAACTTAACGGCCAATCCTTCTCCTACGGCTCCTGCAACGAGGTCAGTGAGCGTACTTTCTGGCAGGTCATCCGATAGAAGTTGGCTTACAAAACTCCATGATCTTGGAGTTGCGAATGATCTTGAAGATCCTCTTGGATCAAAATCATATAAATCTTGTTTTGCGAATGTTATATAACCTACAACGTCAGGGTGAATGTGTTGTTTAGTTGCCCATTCCATCCAGTCATCGTAGTCTACTCTTAATTCTATGTGAACAAATCTGTTTGCTAATGGAGCCGGCATTCTGTAAGTGACACCTTTGTCAGCATCTCTGTTACCAGCCGCTACAATTGAAACGCCTTTTGGCAGTTTATATTGTCCAACTCTTCTGTTTAATATAAGTTGGTACGCCGCCGCCTGTACTGCCGGTGCCGCTGAATTTAATTCATCTAAGAAAATAATTGCAGTTGATTTCTCATCTACTGGTAATTCAGCCGGTGCGGCCCATACCATATTATTTTCTTTTGCGTTATAATAAGGAATACCTTTAATATCTGTAGGTTCCCATAAAGGAAGTCTAATATCAATAACTTCTCTTTTTTGTGAATCTGCAATTTGTTTAACTATGTCGGATTTACCAATACCAGGTGCACCCCACATCATTATAGGTCTTTGTAGTTTGATACAATGTGTTAATGCTAATTTTGCCTCGTTTGGTGTGACAGTTCTATTTTGACTGCCTACTGTTTGTTTTTCTGTTTTTGCTCTTGCCATTTTGTACACTCCTGTTTAAAATGTTTATAATACTATAATAACATAGTATTACAATGCGTCAACCTGGTAATTGTGGGTAATTGTGGTTAAAAAAGGGCTATTTTACTGGTCTTTTTGCTCATCTGCCTTGCTCATTGCCCGTGCTAACCCGTATTTTGTGACATCTCCAGCAAACATCATGAGTTGTAATGCCATTCTTTCCATGGTTACTACTATTTGCTTTTTGTCTATGTAATATGGGCAATCCACAAATTCGTCTAACCAAAGGAAGGTTTGTGGTGTGAATATAATTTTTGCTGGAAATTTAATCTCGTAAACTTTAATATCTAATTCTTTTAACCATTCTATTCCAATTTTGGTAAGTCTTAATGAACGTGCTTGGTAAGATTCTCGAACATTTTGCCACCAAGTAAAGTATGCGGTCTTGACACTCTCTTCATGTAATGGTTGTTCTTTAAGCATTAGAAAGGTTCGAGTGTATGCCGTCTTAACGTCCATACAATTAATTATCTAGTAAATTTTTGGCCTGTTTTTAAAAGATATACTGCAAACTTATCTGTTTGATGTTGAGCATTTAATTTCTTAACCAAGTTTTCTGCATGACCCGGATTAGAAAATGAGACTTTTTTGTACTTTGGACCTGGATAGTTTGCCACTAAACTTGATGATTTTAGGTTGATTGGTTTACCATCATAAAAAACTGCCCAAATGCCTTCAGCCGCAAGGACTTCGTCCATTTTATAGGTAGTCTTGTTACTATGTTGTAATAATACTGTTGGTTTTGGTCTGCTCATAATACAACATATATTTACCAATAATTGTATTACTATTTTTTATTGAAGTCTCCACCGTCCATTTCGACACTTATCGTTGAAGCCTGTTGAGCAGTTTTGAGTGTGTCGATAATTTCTTCTTGAATGGTTACGAGTCTTGTCATGACTTGTGATAAAGAATCTGCTAACTTGTCTGCTTCATTAGCCGGAATACGAATTTCTTTCTGACCTTGTTGTCGCAGAGTTCGTATTCTACCTAATAAATTTTCAATTGGACGAGTTTGTATTTTGGAATTCTTTGACTGCATTGTTTAATACCTGTTGCATTTCTATTTTTGATTTTATAGGCCCTTTATACTTGTATCTTTGAAGGGTAATCATTTTTGGACAATATGCTTTTCTCCAACCTTTTTCAAAACAAATTATATAATATCCTGCACAAAACATACTTTTTGATTTAGGAGTTTTAGTATAAATGGGTAATTGTTTTTGTACATCAAATATTGGATTGTATGGATGTTGTGGACAAGGATATCCATGAACATGAAAGTTATCAGTTTGTTCTACAATAGGTTTTTCTTGTTTTTGTTCAAATATATTAAATCCAAATTTTGTGAACAGGCTTTCTTGTGTAGGGAACACTTGTTTATTATCTTTTTTACTTAAAAAGATCCATCCGTTATCTTCTTTTTTTTGTAGGGTACCTAACTTTTGGCCGTTTTGCTCGATAATCCAAAATTTATCTTTTACAAGTGTTTTTGCTCTTACTGTCATGCACTTAACCTCGCATTAAATGGCTCCACATAAAGTTGAGCCTGTTCACTAATTTTATTTAAATCATACTTGGCACAGAACCTCATGAATCTGATTCCAACTTGATCTATACTTTTATTTTCTGCCTTAGCCTGTGTAATCGTTTGATCTAGTTCTTCTATTATTGTTTCTGGTTGTGCGTGTAAATCAACTAATAATTTATTTCTTTCGTAATCGTCTATAACTCTGTGTTCATTTCCTTCATGATCTACCCATTTTGTTAGCATTAAATTATTCCATGCATAACCTTTTACTTGTCTATCCCCAAATGCTTCTCTTAATCCTATTTTGTTTCTAGTACCTTTTGTACGTACACCTGGATATGCCGAAAATATATTATCTGAAGGATCACCCCTCATGGATTTTTCAAATATTATCCATTCTATATCCGGTGTACCTTTTGGTGCTTTAGTTTTTTTATCTATCACATGATTATTTTTATTATCAAACCATCCTTCGTGTGTAATAGTTGTTTCTGTAATACCGTTGTATTGTTTAACATTTTTGTTTACAAGTTGATTTAAATCTTTGTCTGTGCTTATAATAACGTGTTTGTTATCTGGGTGTTTGTCTATCCAACGTGCAATTAAATCGTCTGCCTCGGCACGTGGGTTTTGTAATACTGTTGCATTTGTTTTTGTTCTAATAAAATCAACAAAGTCATCATAACACTCCCAAAATATTTTATTTTCATCTTTTTCTTTTTCAGTCATTGCTTCAAATACTTCTTTTCTGTTTCGTTTGTATGGAGCATAGTGGTCTTTACGCCAACTTCTACCTTCTAAACAGAATATCATGTGTGTACCATTAAAATCTGCCCATGCTTTTTTAATAGAATTCATAGTAATATGAATAGCCATACCTATTTTCTCGCTAGTATCACCACGAATGACGTGTCTAGCACGGAAAAAAGTATTTGCCGTGTCTATTAATATATGAGTCATGTTTAAGAAATTTCTGTTTTTCCGTCGTCTCTCCGATTGATTTGAACATAGCCGGAACCAGCCACATCCATACCTTGTTCGTTTCCAATTGTTCTACAGAGAGTTTGAAACCATTTATCAACTATTTGTTCTTCAGTATCACCCTTATATCCATGCTGTTGTAAATTATTGACAAATTCTTTATTCCAATCCAATTCAAAAAAACCATTTCTTGGATTTTCTGGATTAACATTCATATTTAGAACCTTAACCCAAGGTGCCTCACTTTTGCCTTTAGTTTTAATTTTTGTGGTTCTTGGTTTTGTTGTTTTTTTTATTTTCATTGTTCTTTTTTTAAGTTCCCCATTTATTTCCAAATAAGTCTACGTGTAATCTTGGTGAAAACTTATATCCATATTTTAAACAAATTTCTGCTACTTGTCTACCAGTTTTTGCTTGTCCTTCCATTGTTGCTCCAACGGGCATTAAATATATATCAGCGTCAATACCAGCGTCAGAATAAGCCTTTCTTGCTAAATCAACTTCTTCAA